ATAGACAGGTAAATCAACACGCGAACGAACCAAAGGCGATAGAACGCCCCCGGTCGAATTGTTCATCGTCATGTTGCTTCTCTGCTCGCCCATTATTCGCTATCCACGAGCCATGCAGGATATGATGTTTCTCTTTGCCTTGCCGCTAAGTATTTTGAACGTTGTATGCGTTTAGGTGGTCGTTCCTGACCATCTGTGCCTAACGCCTTAGCTTCTGCTTTCATGACTAATTTATCAAGACGTGCGATGATACTTTCATCTCGTGCAAAAGAAAAAGATATTTCTTGCGCCAAACGTAGAACGAATAAATCAGCAAACAGCGAATCCCATTTTGTGACATCGGTTATATCTGCGATATATCTGATGTTTACTGAGTTTGCGTTATCTGCATTTAGTAAAAGATACCCTTCCGATAAGTCGTAGTCTCGTGTTTGATATATTTCGGACTCGCCATTGATTGACAAAAATCGGATAAAATCATTGGGTAGTAAGTATCTGTCTGTGTAATCGAACGCTGGTGCTGTGGCGTCTCGTGTAATCACAAGGCGTTTCTTTGCAAAATTCCACACACCGTCTCGCAGGACAGACCGGCGAACCGGGTCAAAATTACGCGCAACAATAATTTCTGTTGGCGTACTTGGTGGAGACATAGACGCTATAGCCTTCTGCCCAATCTTGTCGAGAGCGAGATTGGCGTACCCTACAGGATCTTTGACAACTGCCATAGCGTCTGTCTCCTAGCGTGATTACGGCATACCGTAAATGAACCAGCCTTCGATGGTTCCTGCGGCGGACCCAGCAGCAATCGCTTTAAGCGCGATATCAAAAGCGGCGGGATGCGAGCCAGTTGTATAACCAGCAAGTTGCGCCAGATTTTTATATCGGTCTGCGGCGACGATGTTGTTCAATCCGTTCAGGAATGTGGAAGCTGTGAGAATGATTGCAGACGAAAAATCTACAGCATCACCTAAACAGTTTTCACTTTTCACACTGCCTACTGTTCCATCAAGTTTACCTGTGTAGTGTAGACCTATGTTCCAGTCATTTGAACCTGTCATACCGCTTGTCCCCATTGGGAATAAAAGTGGTATCGCAGATGCCGGAATATCCTTGAACATTCTATAAATAGAGTTGTTATCATCTGCTGATGCTACTGTGACTAAACCATAAGCTGCATGAACGGAAAGCCCTTGAAATACAGCGGGCATACCCTGACGATACAACACACCGCTTGAATTTAAAAGCGAAGTGCCGTATTTATCTTCTACTGCCATAATTGTAATCTCCTAAAACGTTGATTCTGACTATTCGACCAATTAGTCAGTAGAATTGTATTTCTGTATCAACTTTCCTTCTGTACGTGTGGCACCAAGTCTGCCGGTTACTTGAACCTGACGAACGTTGATTAAGTCAGACCTATCTTTGATAGTGACTTTCCACTGTCTTGCCATACCAACGACGATACCGCCTTTGAAGATGACAACGTTGGAACGCACACCGCCTGAGACAGGGATGATTGGGTCGTCCACAGCGGCACCGTAAGGAATCAAATCGATTCCAACAGCTCGCATGATTTCACCTTTTTCAAGGTTAAATTGTCTTGTGAAGTCACCTGATGTAAGCTCAGCGATGTCCATGAAATCTTCATATTCATCACCGGTCATCGTCATCGCACGTGCAACAGGCATGTCGTTTCCGACTTCATCGTCCATCGCATTTTTGTTGATTTCAATCAACTTGTTAATGGTGTTTCCGCCTGTAGCGTCTACAGTACGTCCACCATCAGATGCAAATGAAACAGAAGTCTGAAACTCCTTACCAGTGTACACAGTTGCTGTCGCAGCTTCGATGACAACACGGTCATAAACCCGCTCCATCTCTTTCATACATTCGGCAGCATAAGCGCCTTCTGGGTCTGACAAACGATCTTCAAGGTCTGTTTCGTCAATAAAGAGAGTTATTACAAACTCCTCTTTGGCGATTTTACGCCTCATGTGGTCGATGTCGTCTGGCTCAGAGCGTTGATGTCTAGCCGTTTTACGTCTGGCTCTTACTGTACCGATACTGTCATAAGCCCATGTTTCACCTTTACCAAAAGGTTTTTCGATGACATATGGACGAGTACGTGCTTTTGACTGCTGTTGAAGCACGTGCATAGTATCGGAAAAGCGGCGAACCAAATGGTTATCGCTCGATTCCATTACCATAATATATTTCTCCGTCTAAAACGTGAAACCCCTCAACATGCGCACACTCCCCGCATAACGGATGCACTTACAGGCTCATCTGTCATTAGTCGGATGCTACTCTCGCCTCGCACTCCCCGACATGAGTTGTCTACGAATATGCTATCACACTATCTCGATTTTGCCATAAGCTCTTTTTGACGTGCGTATAACTCATCCACTTCTTTTCTCAGGCGCATATTTTCTGGGTGCCTGGTATTTCGATATTCGTCTTTCGCCATAAGCTCACGGCATTTCTGACTGATGGACTCAATTTCTGCTTCCACCGTTCCACCGCCTATGCCGTAAGACCCAGTGCGACTGCCTGAGTTGATTGTGTCTTCGCCCACATATTTTTTGTGGAATCCATACATCGCATCAGCCAAGACAGCAAGCGCTTTTGTGCCTTCAGGCGATTCGGATAACTCGTTTATAAATTGCATGGTCGCAGGACTGACAGACTCATGCAAAAGCTTTCTGCCACTGTCGAATACCATCTGTTTATTTGGACCGTGCATACGAGTCATGTATGCATCGAAATCTGTATCTAGCTGCCGATTGGTGTCAGCGGCGGCTTGCATTTCATCTCGATATGTTTTGAGCACTGCGCGGTCATGCGCTTCAACCAGTTGCTGAGCCATCTTCGCAGGCACGCCGATTCTATGCATTTCGGCTTTCATCGTTTCTAAAAATTTCGGGTCGCGCTGAGACTCGATAAACGCGCCTGCTTCTTTGTCTGGCTCATCCCAGGCAATAGGAGCAAACTCGTATTTACTTGGGTCTTCTGGGACGCCTATAAGCGCGTTGAATTGCTTCCATTCTTCAGGTGATGACTGTTCATTAGGCACCTTAAAACTACGCTCGCCTAGAAGCTTCTGCGCGGCTTCCCATTGCTTGAAAAATTCTTCGCCTTTATTTGGGTTTTCACTTTTGAGAATGTTTTGAACAAACTCTTTGTCTTTGTAAGAATCAGGTATTACCGATTCAAAACTTGGTGCTGCCTTAGTTGCGGTATCCTGAAACTGAAATGTAGTTTCTGCACTTGGAATATCTACACTCGTATCGGCAATTTCCGCACCGGTTACAACTACTTCTTTTTCTTCGTCTGCCATTTTACGTATCCTCGCTCTCGCTCTCGTCGTCTACATCTGCAAAGCCTTGGCTTGCAAAAACTTTTTTCAAATCATCAGGGTGCATCATTGCTGCCAGTTCTAACCAAACAGCTCGCCTGCCTTCATTTTTAAATGTGCCGTAAGGACACAAATCACCTTTAGAATCAAGCGCTGTGCTTGCGGCATTGCCTCTTGCGATTAAAAATATTCGCCTAAAAATACGAACCCCGTAATCAGTCGAAAGGAATTTCCGCATGTCGCTCTGCAAGCTTCTTTTGTATCGTTCTTTCGCTTCATGTGCTTCTTTTACAGACTCTCGATAATCTTCTGTAATTGGGTTCTCATGCGGCTCGCCGTCAGGCAATAGATGTCGTGCCATTACGACGCCAACCTTTCAGCATTGGCTACTGCTTGCGCCGCAACACCCGCATGTTGTGCCGCTTTCGCGCCTTCAACTTGTGCTTGCATTTCCATCATTTGTTGTTCTTTCTTCGCCCTTGCGTCTCGAATATCAACAACTTTCTGCATCGAAACGAGCGTATCGGCAGGCGCCCCGGTAAGCTCTTGAACACGTCTAATAATCTTGTCGAGGTCGAGGTTGTCCATAATGTCAGGTCTTATGGCGGCAACACTTGCTGCGAATTCAACAGTACGTGTGATACCTGTCAATTCTTCTTGCCTCATGATGCGCATTGCAGGCGAGATGTAATTGATTTCGTAAACTTCGCGTCCACGCATCATGGCGTCCCCAATCACGTCTGGTATGACCAATGGGTCTTCGCCGTATTCCAGCGCTTCCAGATGCTCTCTGCTTCCAGGTATGACACCAAGCAGACCTTTATTCAGCAATATGCTGAATACGCGCTCTATGACTGGGTTGAACAATTCTACAATTTGGCGTTCGTATATTGAACCAAGAGACTGACCGCGAAGTTCGTTTCTTATGTTTGCTTCGCCTAAAGTCATACGTGTATCGTTATTAAGATCTGTGAGTCTATCAATAAAGAAGTTATCAGTAATGATGTCGTGTAATTCAATCAGGTGCTTGTATGTTGAGTTAAGCTCGCCGGTTGTTACCAGTTGCTCGATTATGCGGCGATTACTCTGAGACATCGCACCTGAAATTTTGAACACGCTCAATGCGCCTGCTGACGTGTCTACGACACCGCCACCAAGGGCGCCATCGTCAAACAATGCAAGCGGTGGGTCGAGCGCTTTTTCGATTGCAAGTATCGCGGCTTCGCGTACTGCGTTGGCTTCAAGAATATCGGACATACACTCCATTGCAGGAGAGCGACCGTACTTCTCACCTGATTCTTTCCAGAATCGAGTCATGAAGACAGGCATGGATTCAAAGCCTGACTCATTTAAAATATGTCTATCTTCGATTTCTATGTGGCAAGACGAATACGGCATCCTGCGATTGCCCGGTCCATATCCAGAAATCATGCGGGGTTCGATTGCATGTAGAACTTTTATTTTGGCGTTATAGTCTTTCTGGTCCCACTTCTCACGGCTTGCAGGCGACACGTTATCTAGCCCATATTCTTCTACTAGCTGTTTAAGCGTCAGTTGCAATTCCATGTAAACGGTATCGACGAAGCCGTTTTTATCTTCGTCTATGCAAGCTTGTTTTACATCGACTGCCTTAAACTTAACAGGTACATCGTCTGTATCGCCCGCCAATACTGAAATACCAGAGGTGCCAAACGCCCCCTGGTCAGACATATATTCTTGAAGCGCAATAGAAAATCCGCCTTTATAATTACCTAAAGTGCGTATAACTACTTGCGATACCAATTCAAAATAATCTTTAACGTCTTCTCTATCTTTGCCTTTCAGTGTAGCGTGTGGCTTGATTTCAATAGACTTCGAACCGTTTGGATATAAAGCTCCGATAAGTGAAGCCGCCATTTTATGATTAGCTTGTGAAGCGGTCGAATCGAAGATTTTGCCCGTCAGGAATTGTCCTGGCGAAAACTCATATGTGAAATTTGACTTGCGCGAACGCACATACTCAGCTACTAATTGCCATGTCGTAATCCACGGCTGACGTTCTGTTTTCAGCTTTTGATGCCGGTCTAAAATTCTACCGACTTTTGTATCAAGGTCTGACCCTAGAACTACGCTCACAGCACTAAGCCCCTTTGAGTTGAATCGTTAGAGAGTAAGAACGTGCCTCTTGAAAGTGTTGGTGCGCCTGCCATAGCGCCACCGTATCGTTTCTTTTCGTCTTCTAGTTCTGCAAGTCGCTTAGCATCAGCCGCCGAATTTTCTGCCATTTGCTTTCTAAAAGCCGCTTCCGATTCTGCTTGCCTATTCGCTGCCTCGCTACGCGCCTGCGCGTCTGCCGTAGCTCTTGCAGCTTCTTGCTGCGCTTGCATGAATCTATCTCTCATGGACGGACCTTTACTTCCGCCCCCAAACAATCCTGCCATTATGCGACTCCTTGTTGTGTTGGTGGGGATAGTAACCGTTTGCGCCCTATATTAGGCTCTGACGGGTCGCCTAAAGGCGATGTGAGTATAGAAGATATGTTCTTAGCGCTTGTATCCATTGTAGGACCAACCGCCGCGCTCTTTTGTTGGGATAGTAAAATAGAACGTCGTCTGGCGTCTTCCATCGCCGCTTCTGTTTCAAACTGCCTTTGTTGAGATTCAGCCTGCATCCTGCTTGCCAACATTTGATTCTGTTCTTGCGCTCGCTGTGCTTCCGCTCTTGCAGCACTCTGCGCTTTACTAGAAGCGATGGCACTCATCCCCATACCAAGACCACCAAGAAGCGCTCCACCTAATAATGCTCCCATTAATAGTCCCTCCGATATCTGGACTTAGATGACACACGCTGAAACTTATTCGTCTCGATATCCCCTTTATTCTCTCTTACCCTTGCCAATGTAGTCAAGCCACTCCCCTTGGCAGTGTTCTTTGTAAAGTTGCCAAAGCTGCTTGCTTCTCCCTGACTACGTACCAATCCAGCAAAGCAAAGCAATAAAGAATCGAGTCTGTCAGGCGAGCGCTGCAAACGTTTGATGATGTCTTTCTTTTCTTCAAACAGCAATTTGCCGCCAACCTGAGAAGGCTCACGAACGACTTGTATATCCGCCGCTAATGTTTCATCGTCAGGTATTCTTGCGTTTGGTCCTTTTAAGAAGGTTCTCAAAGACGCAATCATTTCTGCGCGTTTGTTATAAAAAATCTTCTTGTCGTTGGGCGATGAGCCAAACCAAATGCCTTGCACTTTATCGCCATATCCATCTTTGCGAAGTTTCTTTATTACGTGGTCGCCGTAGGCATAATCTATGAAGACCATATCAATCTGGTCATCTTCTATCGTGTGCTTGATAATTTCTGCCAGGTCGTCTTGTTCCATACCATCGTAAGGACGCTGCCATTTAACCTGGTCGCCTTGCAGAAGCGTAAGCACGTTTTTATCGTTAACCCGCGCACAGTCTACCCCAAGGATACGAGCACCTTCCCTTTCAACATATTTACTGTTACGTGCCTTGTTAACAAGTTCGGCTGAAATGTACGGGTCGCCTGATTCTTGGAAGGCTTCGCGAAGCGTATTCGGGTATTCCTGCTTGAACCATTTCTCCCCGTTACCTCTGGGAGATGCGTCTAACTCAGCGATCTTTAAGCGGCGCCATTGTAGTTGCTCGAATGAATCTAGACCGTTGTGCGAATATGTTTCAAGTAATTCCAGCTCGTATGGCGTGATTTGGAAATCGTCTGGTACTTCTGCCCGGTATTCACTTTGCCAGTACCACGGAATGAAGACAACCCAATAGTCGCTTGTACCCTTTGATGTAAACTCAACTTCAAACTTTAGGTCTTTAGTAATTTTGACTGACTTAACAACAGAGCCTAGATTTACTTCTTTTTCGAAGTGATTGAAACCGTTACCTGTAGACTCTTTGAATACGAATGTACCTTTGAATCGTCCTACAATTTGTCCGGCACCGGCATCGATTTCTGATGGGTTATCAAAGAACGCTCTCTCCGATTGGTGCTGATAGTGCGACATACGAGAGCGCCCAGTGTTCTTTGTTCCAGCGGTGTAATAAAGAAACTTAGACTTATTTGAGTATCTGGTTCTCTTTCCGTTATTTTCCAGCACACCTGGTCGAATATTATCTGGCGATTCTTCATGGAATAATTCTATCTTCTCTTGTAGAGTGTCTGTTGATGAGGCTTCGTGCGAAATGATGGAGGCAGTTCTATTTGGGAACATCGTAACGAGCCAATACAGAAGCCCCTCGATATATGTAGATATTCCCTGTTGGCGCCCTTTTACAATGATGATTCGAACGAACCCAACCAAAGCGAGCATCGCCAAAACGACCATATGCAAAAACTTCTGCGCCTGATTCATCTCGAATTCGATGAGCGGTGCTTCTGGATTCTTGGTTTCAATCTTCAGAACTTGCGGACCAAAGTAAGTAAAATCGGAGCGCATCCGACTTAACTTTAATCCGTCCTGCTGTGATAGAACCAATTGATTTTCCTAAATATATTTTGCGTAGTTCGGTTTCTTGGTTTCTTTTATTTCCAAATCAATTTCAGTCATCTGCGCCATGCCTTCTAACTCAACTGCTTCCGCCTCGACGATAACGCCGGGGCATGGGTTCTTTAGAAAACCAAGGAGCATGTGTTGCTCAGATGGTGGATTTGGAAGTTCGTTCAAATACTCATGGGCTGTCATTGTAAGGTTG